TAAAGTAGAACCATCAGCATTGTAACCATTCTTGTTAACTAAACCACTAGCGCCCATGTCTACATAGAAACCAAAAGCTTTATCTGTAGGGTCATTAGTGAATGTTTGACCGCCTGTACCAGAAACACCAGAAGCAGCTGCAGCACCGTTTAAAGCCTCAGAGATAGCGATACCTTTAAGTACAGCCATGATAGAGTTATGCTCATCTTGCGCACGTGTCTCAGCAAAGTCACGACCAATTTTAGCTAAACCATCTACTTGTGTAACCACTTGTTGCATGTTAACTTTTTGAGCACCATGTGTACGTACAGTTTTAACATAAGTATAGAAATCAGAACTGTATGATGTAGTACTACCAGCAGTAGCAGAAGTCAATGAAGCAACGTTAATTGTAGGATTTAAAGGTTTGTACCAACGAACTTGACCGATAAATGTTTCAGTATTAACATCGATATCAGGGTTTGAACCAACAATGCCTGTACCTGATAATTTCTTAGCGTTTGTGTATGCCTCATCGCTGTAAGCAGAAATAGCTGATTGTAATGCAAAGTTAGATGCACCAGCTAAGTTTGAAATAATTGTCATTTAAAATCCTTGTTTATTTTTGGTTAGGTAATTTCCCCGCACTTGCCAAAGCAAGAACTTCAGCTTGACTCATGCTAAATAGGGACTTTTGTTCAGTAGATGAACCACTTGTTTTTGTAATTGTACTACCGCCACCAGATGATTCTTTAGCTTTGAATAGAAAAGATTGTTCTTCACTTTCAGCGAAGGTTTTAACGAAGTCTCTGATTGAAATGCCAGAACGATGTACCCAGTCTCCTTTTGCATCTTGCATCATTTGGCCAACTACCTCGCGATATGCCATTTCTGATGCTGCATCGTTTCTAAATGGTAAGCTCTTTAGTGCATCACGCACAGAAAGGTCACGAGTTAACTCGATATTTTTCTTTTCCAGAGCTGAGCTTTTAGCTTTCTCTTCAGCAATTTGAAGTTCATAAGCTTCCTTATGTTTACCTTCTTCTTGTAGACGTTTTAAATTTTCATCTTTTTCTTTTTGTTCATAAGCTGCTATTTTAGCTAAGGCTTCATCTCGTTGAGTATAAGCACTATCAAGTTTATCTTTAATAGGTTTTAAATTCTCATCTAATTTATCTTGAACTAGTTTAGCAATCATGTCTTGATCTTTCGATACAATCGTTGGATCGATATTTTGATTATCGTTATTTTGATTATCAGGATTGGTATTGGTGTTTTCAGTAGTCATTTTCATTTCCTAAGGCACAGCCTTGATTAAATTGTTGAAGTACAACTTCAATTTTATCCTACACCATAGAATGCTAGATCTTCCAAGAAACCTTTTGGAACTTCTCTTAACACATCTTTTGATGTTAGAATGTCTTTTTCTGTAAGCAGTTTCCCACCTACCACACTACGACCAGCTATTGGAATTAATCCAATATCGATCGCTTCGTTCATATATTTATTATAAATTTCTTTGGGTAATCCACGAGAAAGCATCTCATCCAAAGTCATAATAATTACATTATTTTCCAAAGTTTTAGCATAAGCTAATCGTAATGCACCTCTAGCCTCTAACATATCTGCAGCATTAGTAAAGAAAGCATCATGAATAGTGGATGTCTGCACATTGGCTGACTTACCCCACAAGTGAAAATTCTTAACTAGAGTAGCATCATTAGAGTGATTGCCATTAACTGCGAATGCTGTACGAGCTTTACTAGCATCAGCTATTGCATTTAAAGTATCAGGTCTATTAAGTAACTCATCCCAAAACGTAGGGTCTGTTTTTTGATTTACTTGAATAATATTAGTTATCCATTTTCCATCTTTATCTTGATAACGAAGTCTTTCTTCGAATGTTTGAGTAAAATTCTGCTCTATAACTTTCTTATCGAAATTAACCCAAGGCACTGTAGTCCACTTTTTAGGTGGTTTATTTTCAGCTATACCATATTTAAGTTGAGCCAATGTACTATTAGGGTGATAACCTGGTATTCTATCTAATATAGAAGGAGGTTTTTGACTTCTTATTCCAATTATTTGCTTACGCATATATTCAGAAAGAGTTGTTTTAGAATTAGAAGGTTTAGCATTAGTAAGAAAATCTTCAGCAAGTCTACCAAAGAATTTAGTAAAATCTTTTAATATAGGAACTTGTTCTGCGAGATGTCCAGACATTATTTTAGCAATATCTGAAAAGTCCTCTGGAGTAACTATCTTCTCATAAGACCTAGTCATTTTCTCAACTAAATCTTTTGTTTTAGGTTCTAAGAAATATAGTTGTTCTAGAATATCATCACCAGGATTTAGTCCTTTATTAAATATTTCTTTTACATCCACTCTTAATGCTTTAAGTTCTTTATAAAGTTCAGGGTCTAATGTTTCATAACGAGCCATACGAGCAGATATCTCATTTAAAACGATATCTCTGTCAGCTGCTTTTACTACCATTACTCCATCTTCTTTAGCCAGTACTTTTGCTAACTTACCTTCAACGTTCAGAATTCCTGTACGCTCACCTGCGCCATAGAATGTAACCATATTTTGTGCTTTAGCAGCTTTCCTAAGGTCTTTCTCTGTTAATCCTAATTTCTTATTTAACTCACGAAATCTAGGGTCATTGTAGGTTTGAGCAGCAATCTCATCATATAGTCTTTTCTTATATGTAGTAGGTATAACATTACTTAATTCAGCTAATTGTTTATTTCGAGTTGTTAAAGCAATAATCTGAGCACCTGATGAAGAAGCATCTTGTTCTAGAGCTACTGAGATTTTATATAATCTTAATTTTTCTAGATTTTTAACACTATAATCACCACCTAAATAGTTATCGATTTTTGCCAATTCCAGCGCAAAACGTAATGCCTTGCCCTGTTCCTCACCATCGACCTGCGCTAAAAACTCGTTCTGCAGCACCAGACGTATGTCGTTGGGCTTACCTCGCAACATTTGGTTTCCAATTTTTACAAGCTCATTTCTATGCTTGACTGCAATTTTCTGCCTTCCTGTTACTGATAACGAATTGTAAGAACCTTCAAAGTAATCGTTCAGACCACCAAAGAATGAACCAACTTGGTCTTGTAAATTAGCAAACTCTTCTGGACTAAAATTCTTAGCAGTAGCTGTATTTAAAAATGGTCTAAAGGTTTCTCCAGATTGTGGTCCAATTAAACCTCTTTCATATATACGAGCTCTATGGTCTAGAAATGGTGTATTGCTAAAAGCTTTATCACCCTTACGCAACCACTCCATAGCTTTAAATCGTTCATAAGCATCACCACGTTCCATAATATATTCTCTATATTTATTTAAATCGTGGTAATATTTAGCTTTCCCTTTGTCATCTTCAAAATACATTAGCTTAGTAATGAAATCATGAAAATCTGGGTCTACTTTGTATTTACTTTGAGCAGCCCAATTAAGAGCCTCTGCCATATCCTTATCTACAAGCTCTACAGGAAAATCACTAAAACTATGAGTAGAGGTAATAGGTATTCTGGTGTCATAATATCCGAGTATTCCTTCATCTGTAAAATAAGTTTTATAACCTTCTCTTACGAATAAGCGTTGTCCTTTAATATCGTTAACACGTAAACCTAAATCTATACTTCTAGTTAATCGTGAATACTCTTGAATTCTAGGGTCTACTATTCTTAAGTTAACAGCAAAAGTATCGTAGTATGGACCAAAGTAAGAATTGCTTAATCTGCTTTTCATTCTACGTTTTTGTACACCGAATGTTTCCAATTGATAGAAACCTTTTGAATCAGCATCGTCTAAAAGATTAACACCAAGTTTATACCATTCATTACGACTACCTCTAAGGTTAGCCATGTTATAAAGGTCACGACCTAAGCTTACAGCTAATTGGTCTCTGTCAGGACTATCAGCAACAGCTAATCGTTGTGCAAACTTTAGATAAAATTCATTGACATCTTTACTGTCAATTCTAGAACGTATCTTTAGTGGTATTTTAGTGTTAATAAAGCCCTTTAATTCACGAGCTATCTTAGGTGCGACCTTGTCCTCCCACTTATTTTTTGCCTTTATGTTGGATATAAATGACTCGTGAATCTCATCTAATTGAACTGGACCAAGAACTGGGTCTATATAATTATCCACTTTAAGCTTATGCAACAAATTAGAATCTTTACGAATTTGAGTCTCTATATAATCAGAAACGTTCATAACATCAAATTTCATCTGAGAAGTTGTAACAGCTTTATAATTAATCCACGGTTCTGGTTTAGTTCTATAATGCCCAAAGGTAATTCTAAGATTATCAGCTATCGCAGCTCTCTGATTAACACCCATTTTGCTTTCTAAAGAATTTACAAAATCAGTAATAAATGTTTTATCTCTATCTAAAAGTTTGTCGCTCTCTGCAACCAATCTAAGATTATTGGATAGAGTCGCTGGAGAAGGTTGATACATTCTTGCATCTTCGTACCTGCCTGTTATTGCATTATATATTAAATTATCTTCAGTAGGTGGTGAAGTTAATACTCGTGTTTTAGTTGCTTTCTTAGTATGTAACAAAGCACCACGATAATTAATCAAAGATAAATTACCATCCAATTCACCATCTTGAAGTAAGAAGAAATCTTCTAAGTTTTTCTTTAGTTGTTTATCGCTAATAAAATCATCAGGACTTGAAGCACCTAATTTAATAGTATCAAGCTTAAGTTTAGCATCTGCAAATCTTCTAGTATCACCTGGTACACCATATCCTGAGTCTGTTAATTGTCTAAGTTCTTTTATACCTATTGAATTACCCTCTGGATTTGTAAACTTATCTAATGTAAGCTGCCCTGATTGAAATGCTTCAACTTGTTTAATATCACCTAAATGTCGTAATTGTACTTCTTTAGGTTGACGTTTTAACCATTCTTGATAAGACTCTTTTAAGGGACTCATACCATCGTACATATTTATTTGTTCTTTGGATAAGCCGTTGAGATTCCTTTTGCGTATTTGAGCAACACCTTCCAACTTAGATAAATCATCATATGACTTAACGATAGGAACAGTAGTAGACCTACACCGATAGTGAGCAGGAGGAAGATGAGAAGTATCATCAATAGGGTATACAGTTCCATCACGATGTGCGCAAATTGGCGTCGTGCGTGAATCAAGAACTGCAACATATTGCCATCCTTGAAGTACTTTCTCATTAGCTTTATAAACCTCATGGTCGACTTGAGCATGTACAGATGTTATAGCTGTAGTAACTAAAGCCTGTGATTGATTTCTTGTTATATTAAATACAGCACCTTTTCTTACATTTAGTGCTATTTGTTTTGGATTTAAACCTTCAGCCATACCACTGCGAATGACTGCTTCAATCCTTTTCTTTTCACTTATGCTAACACCTGCCCAACCTTCAGCAAGTGTGGCATTTTGAATGAGAGGTTGCTTTAGAACTATTTCCTCAGCAATCCTTCGTTGTGGCTTTTGAGTACGCCATACATTACCAATAGCATTCTCAAAGTTTTGATACATGTATGATACCTGATCTGATACCAAATCCGTCATAGAGCGAGCTGTAGTATTGTTAATTTCTTTGAAAGTCTTTAACAATTCTTTATCAACAGCTTCTCTAAGAGTCTCGAAACCTTTTTGAGATAATGACGCTTTAGATACCAAATCAGATATTCTTACCACATGTCCATCAATAACCACTGTTACTTTACCTTGAATCCGTCTTTCGTAGAGTCGTATCATAGCGGCACGGTCTACTGTCTTATCATATATAACAGTATTGACATTTGTTACCATTTATGTTTCTCCAAAAAATTGAACTCTGTTCATTAATTTAACGGGATTTTCTAGATTTTTCTTACTTACTTTCTAGAATACTTAGCATTAATCTTTGCTCGCATAGTATTTGCTATTTTAGTTTGTTGAGCAACAAATTTCTTATCTTCAACAGACATTGGCTTACCAGCATAAATCTTATTAAGCATATTTATCTGAGAATCAGCTCTAAGTAAAGTATCATAGTCTTTATCTTTGAGAAGTTTCATCTTAAATTCAGCATTACGTTTAAGAGCTTCATTGACTTGACTTGCTGCTTGTTTGTTTTGATACTTAACAACTTTTTTATCAATAGTTTTCTTTACGGTTTCAACTGCAGAACCACCTTTCTTTAAACCTTCAGAGATAGCTTTCTTCCAAGCTTCGTCCATTTTACGACCAATACTCATTTTATTAATCCTTTTTTAGTTGATTGTTCAGGCTATACATAAGATACGCCTGCTGCTGCTGCTGGATCTAAACCTTCCTGCATCTGAAGTTGTGCTGTATAACTCGCAGTTCCTACTTGTTTTTGAGCCATTAACATTTCATCTTCATTTATTTCTAATTTACCCTCTTCATCATCATAATCAGGAGGTATAATGTCATTAATTTTAAGAATTTGTAGCCATACAGAACGAGGAATCATTCCTTGTTGATACCATTCTGTTGCCAAGCGCAACCAATCAGCACCTAATGGTGTTGGATTGAAATCAGCACTTAAATTAAATTCGATATCAGAAGATTTGTATTGTGTGTCATATCTCCAATTAATCATGAAACATATAATATCAGCCATTGTATTACTTACTTTATTATTCAAAGTTCCTAATTGAGCTGACTGAGCCGCATTACGTATTTCTAATGCTACTCCAGATTGAGCAACTTCAGGTGTAAGCATCTTAATACCCATCTTAGCCATTTCTTCAATAGCTGAAGCGATTGCTCTATCCATATCTTGAAGTGCTGCCGTTGGAGTTTCTAAAACACTAGCAGTATCTCCTTGCCTTAATCTAATCCATGAACCTAATCCGCCATTAACAATATTATCAAAATCATCATCACTAATATCAGAAGATATTACTGGAGTATACGTAGATGCACCATATAATAGATGATTTCTTCTACTCATCTTATTATAAAGTCCTACTTCTTTATCAATTAAAGCGGTTAATATTGGTTCATT